TAATTAAAGCAGGTGTCGAATTAATAGACTCAATGCATACGTCCACGACCGAGGAAATAGCCGCCAAGACCAATGCAAAGGTACAGCTACTCCAGAATTTTGCCCCATTCAAGCTCACACAGCGTGTCATAGCCATTAGCTTTACCAGTGTATTCCTATTCATTATGCTGAACGGAGTCCTTGGTTCTTTGTATGGATTTATCGAGATGGAACGAGTCAATGACGCAAAAGAGTTCGCCGACACTATGTACCTTGGTGAGATTATGGCTATGATTATTGGATGGTATTTTACTGGTGGTGTGGTAGATTCTTTCAAAGGACTGAAGAAATGAGTGACAGACGATTAATTGAGATGCTTATCTTGCACGAAGGTAAGCGCAACTTTGTATATAAGTGTTCAGCAGGTAAGCTCACCGTGGGGGTCGGAAGAAACTTGGAGGACCTAGGTTTGAGTGATGGCGAGATTGACTTCCTCCTAAGAAACGATCTTATGCGAGTACAAGGTGAACTATCTAGGGCTGTACCCTGCTTCCTGAAGCTATCTGAAACTCGTCAAGACGTGCTAATGGATATGTGTTTTAACTTGGGGATTAGTCGGCTGCTACAGTTCCAGAAGATGCTCACAGCTTTAGAGATGGGTGAGTATGAAGAAGCTGCAAAAGAGATGCTGGATTCACGATGGGCTAGACAGGTAGGTGAACGAGCTACCAGGTTGGCAAAGATGATGGCGACTGATGAGTGGTACGTATAGAGGGTGTTATGGCTGAAAACGATAGCAAATTAAAAGCAGCTGGAGTATCAGGTTATAATAAACCAAAACGTACTCCTAATCATAAAACTAAAAGCCACGTTGTTGTGGCTAAAGTTGGTGATAAAACTAAAACAATTAGATTTGGTCAGCAAGGCGTTAAAGGTGCTGGATCAAATCCAAAAACAGCTAAGCAAAAAGCACGTCAAAAATCATTTAAAGCTCGCCATGCTAAGAACATTGCTAAAGGTAAAATGTCAGCAGCATATTGGGCAGACATGGCTAAATGGACTATACTGGTACCAATGTTAAGTGGTGAGGTATGGTTAAATGTTACCAATTCAGGATTCCAGAGTATTTTTGTGTGATGGTAAGTGGGCGGCATCTTGCGTGTGTGGGAAGGTTGTGTTTTTTACAACTAAAGCCGCTGCACTCAAAATGGTGAACAGAGGGACGTGTAGATACTGCAAACGTGACTACCGTGAGGTTATAAGTGTTACTGGGGTATACCAAAACGCAGAACTTAAATGGTGTAGTACATGTAGTGGGTGCGGAGTAGAGCAAGCTTACACTAGGAAAGACCACGCTAAACAAAGCCAAGTTAGTGATTGGCAGTGTAAAAAGTGCGTATCTAAGGCAAGAGGTTTTAGTAAAAATGCACCTGTAGGTAACGAGAAGCGCTTGTATAACAAGTTTAGAAAATCTGCTAATAGCCGAGGTATACCGTGGGACATTAGTTTTAGTGATTTTGTAGAGTGCTATAACGGTGAATGCGCCCTTACTGGTTGGGAATTAAGTATGAAATATGGCAATGAAACCGCTAGTTTTGACCGAATAGACTCTGCTCTAGGTTATACTAAAGACAACGTACAGTGGGTACATACTATGGTAAATATGTGTAAGAACAAATACACTCAAGAAGATTTTATTAGTATGTGTAAAGCAGTAGTAGACATGGCTAAATGGTAGTTTATTTAATATAAACTATAGTGTTATTAAGATTTAATAGGTAAATATAATGGCTTGGTATTCTGCAGGTACTATTTCTGTTACACAGAACACAAATATTGTGGTTGGCACTTCTACACAATTTGTAGATAACGTAAAACCAGGATATGCATTTGTATCTACAGATGGCAAGTTGTATGAAATTGCTGACGTAGATTCACAAACTCAGTTAACTCTGGTTAGTAACTATATAGGTACTAGTGTTAGTAATGGTACTTACAATATTATTCCTACTCATGGTTTAACTAAAAAACTTACTGACGACATTCAAACTCTTATTACCGATTTTACTGATATAAAAGACTTTGCAGGTAATGGTTTATTTGAGCGTGGTTCTGACGTAGCTCCTGGTATTTCTTTTCGTTTAGACACCAACACAGGTATCTACAGCCCAGTAGATAACGAAATAACTATTGTAGCTAATGGTGTTGCTGGCTTTAGTCTTAATGAAACAGACACGTCATTACTAGCAGGTGGTGTAGTTAAAGCTACTACTACGTCTACTGGGTTAACTGTTAGTGGTACTACTACAACAGATAATCTTCAGTTTACTGGCGGTACTGATACACAAGGCACTATGTCTTGGAATGCTGATGAAGAAACTGTAGACCTAATTCAAGACGGTACTGTATTACAAATAGGTCAAGAAACTCACTGGCACTGCCGTAATAATACTGGATCACCTATTCCTGATGGTACACCTGTTATGGCTACAGGTACTCTAGGAAGCTCAGGACGCATTACTATTGCACCTATGGATGGCACTAGCATTGCTAACGGTAAGTTATTCTTAGGCATAACTACAGAAGCTATTGCTAATGATGCAGACGGTAAAGTAACGCACTTTGGTAAAATACGTGGGTTAGACACAAGTGCATGGAACGATGGTGATGTACTGTATATCAGTACAACTACTATTGGCGCATTCCAGAATACTGAACCTACTTCTGGTTTAAATCTACCAATAGCATTTGTTATTCATAGCCACTTAAGCCAAGGTGTATTGGCAGTACGTGTACAAAATAGCGATCAAAACAATACGCATAAAGACCATAACGAAACAGTTACTGGTAGTTGGACATTTGACCAAGCCTTACAGCTATCAGGCGGTGTTGTCTTTGGAACAACAGGCGGTGCAGTCACAAGCAAGACGCTTGACGACTATGAGGAAGGGACGTTTACTCCTACTTTATATGGAACAACAAGTGGTACAGGTACTTTTACCGCAGTTAGAGCACAATATACAAAAATAGGAAGACTTGTAGAAATTAATATTTATTTATCAAGCATAAATATTTCGACTATTGTAGGCTCATTACGACTAGGGGGTTTACCATTCACAAGCTCAACTTATTCACCAATAACAGTGTCGTATTGTAATGCTTTTAATTTTGACGAAGCTACAACTTCAGTAAGTGGTTTTGTGCCTACTTCAGCCACTTATATATCGTTTTTAAAAGGCAGCAGTGTAAATGCCATAACTGATACCGATTGTTCAGCGTCAGGATCTGGTGCTCTTATACTGTGTGCTACATACGAGATTTAATTACCCCTAGTGGATTCTAAGGGTGGACATTTAACAAAACTAAGGAGGCCAACATGGCTTTAACAAAAGAAGTAGTAGTAGACAAGTGCGAAATGCTTGAGAACGGATGTATCCAAGTGCGTACAGCAACTCGTATTCTAGAAGACGGGCAAATTATATCTCAGTCTTACCACCGTCATGTATGTGTTCCAGGGCATGATTACACAGACGAAGATCCAAAAGTACAAGCTATTTGTGCAGCTGTACATACCCAAGAAGTTATTGATGCTTATAATGCATCACAACAATAATACGTATAATACATTTATTACTAATATACTAGTGTAGTATTATAAAACTTATACAAGAGAAGATATTAAATATGAATGACGAAGATATAATTAAAGATGAAGTAGCTAAAGACATATACGCTTCTAAATCTTCTCTGGCTAAGTGGGATAATGTACCTAGTGTTCGTGATCTTAAGCAAGACTTAGAAGACGCTAAATCAGCTCATAATGCACAAGTCAGTCAAGTATCTACTTGGTTAGATAATCTTAATGTTACTGGGTCTGCTAGAGTTAATACTAAGAAAGGCCGTAGTAAAATTGTTCCTAAACTTATTCGTAAGCAAGCAGAATGGCGTTACTCTTCACTGTCTGAACCTTTCTTGTCTACTGAGGATGTATTTAACGTAGAACCTATTACTTTTGAAGACAAACCTGGAGCATTTCAAAATCAGCTTATTCTTAATAATCAGTTTAATACTAAACTAGATAAAGTTAAGTTTATTGATGATTACGTTAGAACAGCAGTAGACGAAGGTACTGTTATTGTTCGTGTAGGTTGGGATTACGAAGACGAAACTGTTGAAGTAGAAGTACCTGTCTTTGAATACGTAACAACTCAAGATCCTGCAGTAGCTCAACAGCACCAACAAATTCACGCATTGATGCAACAGAACATTGGTGAATATAACAATCTACCTGCAGAATTGCGTACTGCTCATGAAATTCTAATGGAATCAGGTGAGCTAGTTGTACCCCAATTAGTAGGTACTGAAGTACGTGAAGAAACTAACGTATTACGAAACCAACCTACAGTATCAGTATGTGATTATCGTAACGTTATTATTGACCCAACTTGTGAAGGTGATTTAACCAAAGCTAGCTTTATTGTGTATAGCTTTGAAACCTCACTGTCTGAGTTAAAGAAAGACGGTAAATATTCTAACTTGGATCAAATCAAAGTAAGCAACGCTTCTGTGCTTAGTGAACCTGATCATGCTAGCCATGATGACAGTGCGTTTAGCTTTAAAGATAAACCACGTCAAAAGTTTGTAGCTTATGAATACTGGGGTTACTGGGATATTGATAATACCGGTATTGTTAAACCTATTGTGGCTACCTTTGTAGGTGACACTATTATCCGTATGGAAGAAAACCCATTCCCAGATCAAAAGCTCCCATTTGTTTTGGTTCAATACTTACCTAAACGTAAATCTATTTACGGTGAACCTGATGGTGCATTGTTAGAAGATAACCAAAAAATTGCTGGTGCTGTTACACGTGGCATGATTGACATTATGGGCCGTAGTGCTAATGGTCAAATGGCAGTACGTAAAGATGCTTTAGATTTAACTAACAAGCGTAAGTTTGATCAAGGTATGGACTATGAGTTCAATGCTAACGTTGATCCAAGACAAGCATTTCATATGCACACCTACCCTGAGATTCCACAGTCTGCACAGTTCATGTTGCAACTGCAAAACCAAGAAGCTGAATCACTTACAGGTGTTAAAGCCTTTACTACCGGTATTAGCGGACAATCATTAGGCAATACTGCTACAGGCATTCGTAGTGCATTAGACGCTACCAGTAAGCGTGAGTTAGCTATCTTGCGTAGATTAGCTGAAGGCATCAAAGAAATAGGCCGTAAAATTATTGCAATGAATGCTGTCTTCTTGTCCGATACAGAAGTAGTTCGTGTAACTAACGCACAGTTTGTAGAAGTACGCAGAGATGATCTTGCTGGTAATTACGATCTTAGGCTTAGCATTAGCACGGCTGAAGCAGACAATGAAAAAGCACAAGAATTGGCTTTCATGCTTCAAACGATGGGTAATAGTATGGATCCTAATATGTCTCGTATGATCCTGGCAGACATTGCTAGTTTACGTAAGATGCCTGAACTAGCTAAACAAATTAAAGAGTACCAGCCACAACCTGACCCATTAGCTCAACGTAGAGCAGAACTTGAATTGGCATTGCTAGAAGCACAAGTTATGAATGAACGTGCTAAAGGCCAAGAAAATGCAGTGGATGTACAACTTAAAACTGCTAAGACTCAAGTTGAATTGGCTAAAACACGTAATCTTGAAAGCAGATCAGATCAACAAGATTTGGACTTTGTACAAAAACAAACAGGCCAAGACATTGAACGTGAATTGGCTAAGAAGGATTTCGACAGAAAATCTCAGCTGGATCTAAAAGCTGCAGATTCTATGTTGATGGGTAACGAGCAACCATAAGCTCAACAACACTATCTCTTAAATGAGGACACGCGTAATGATTGAACAACAAATTGAAGAAATTGAAGTAAGTATTGCCGCTGCTAAAGAACACATCGCTAAGATGGAAGCTTTGTTTAGGCTTACTGAAAACAAAGACTTTAAAGAAATTATTGATGATGGTTACTTTGTAAAAGAAGCAAGCCGTGTAGTATTGCTAAAAGCTGATCCTGAAATGCAGGATGAAAAGTACCAAAAACAATTGAATGACTCAATCATTGCGATTGGTGTACTACGCCAATATTTCCGCAGTGTGATCCAGTTGGGTCGTATGGCTGAACGCTCTATTGAAGACGATGAAAATACACGTCAAGAGCTACTAGCCGAGGCGGTGTAATATGAGTACTGCTGAGGAACTCAATCCACTGGAAATGTCTGATGACGACATCAATGATGCTATTGCACGTGAACTAGCACGTGTATCTGGTGTTAATGAAGAAGAAGAAGCAGACGACATTGTAGAAGACGTAGCTGACACTGAAGAAGTTGAAGAGACTGAAGAAGTAGAAGACGTTGTTGACGAAGACACTGAAGTTGAATCTGAAGATGACTCTGAGACTGTTTCAGAAGACGCTGAAGACGAAGTAGTTGAAGACACTGATGATGATTTGCCTGAAGCAGAAGATGACTCAGAAGAGCTTACAGAAGCTTCTGACGATGAAGAAGTTGAATCAGATGAAGAAATCGACTATAAAACACTGTATGAACAAGTTTTAGCGCCATTTAAAGCCAATGGCAAAGAAATGCAAGTGGATAACATTGATGATGTTAGAAGCTTAATGCAAATGGGTGCTAACTACAGTAAGAAAATGATGGCTCTAAAACCCAATCTCAAGATTATGAAGATGCTTGAGAATAACGGGTTATTAGATGAAAGCAAATTAACCTTTTTAATTGATCTGGATAAAAAAGAACCAGAAGCAATTAAGAAGTTAATCGGTGATAGTGGAATTGATCCACTGGATCTGGATACAACGGCTAATAGTTATAAGCCCAATACTTACACTGTCTCTGACAAAGAAGTAGAACTGGATGGAATACTCGAAGAAATTCGAGACACAGAAACCTTTAATGCTACTTTAGATGTTATTGGCAACAAGTGGGATAGCCCGTCTAAAAATATTATTGTTAATGACCCTAGTATTATTAGAACCATTAATGAGCATATGCAGACAGGTATTTATGACATTGTTAGCCAAGCAGTAGAACGGGAACGGGTATTAGGTAGACTGAATGGTTTATCTGATCTTGAAGCCTATAAACAAATCGGTGATATGATCAATGACAATGGAGGTTTTGCTCATTTACAGCATAATGCTCGTAAACAGCAAGCCCAACCTAAAGTTATATCAAAACCCAGTAATGTTAATAGAGCAAAGACAACCGTAGACCCAAAGCTTACGAACCGCAAGAAAGCTGCGAGTTCTACTAAAAGTGCTCCTAGCACTAAACGTGAAGAAAACTTCAATCCACTTAGTTTAAGTGATGAAGAGTTTGAAAAATTAGTTGCTAGTAAATTTGTTTAATATTATTGGTAAAGGTATATAACCATGACTCAATCATACAATGAACCCGGAGTTACCGAATCAAACGTCGGTACTCAAGTACGTACTGACTACTTCTACAAGAAAGCTCTTGTTGAAATCGCAAAAGAACAGTACTTCTCACAATTGGCTGACGTAACTGCTATGCCCAAAAACATGGGCAAAACCATTAAGCGTTACCATTACTTGCCTATCTTGGATGATGCTAACGTATTTACCCAAGGTTTGGATGCAGCTGGTTCTGCAGTAAACCCAGGCAACCTGTATGGCTCAAGCAAAGACATTGGTACTATTACTGGCAAAATCCCTGCTTTGTCTGAAGCTGGTGGCCGTGTAAACCGTGTTGGTATGACTCGTATCGAAATTGAAGGTTCTCTTGAGAAGTTTGGTTTCTTTGATGAGTACACTCAAGAGTCAATTGACTTTGATTCTGACGCTGAACTGGAAATGCACATCACTTCTGAGTGTTTGAAAGCAGCTAACGAAATCACCGAAGACCAATTGCAAATTGATTTGTTGAACGGTGCTGGTGTTGTACGTTTCACTGGTGATGCTACTACTCCTGCTGAATTGCAAGGTACTACTACTTCACCTGACGTATTGACCTACGATGACTTGGTTAAACTGGCTATCGAGTTGGATAACAACCGTACTCCTAAGCAAACCAAAATCATCACTGGTTCACGTATGGTAGACACCAAAGTAGTTAACGCTGCTCGCTACATGTACGTAGGTTCAGAAATGTTGCCAACTTTGATGAAGTTGACCAACTACCACAGCGAAAAAGCTTTTGTTCCTGTATCACAATACGCTGATGCTGGTAACGTTGCTCGTGGTGAAGTAGGTGCTATCGACAACTTCCGTATCATTGTTGTACCTGAAATGATGAAATGGGCTGGTGTTGGTGCTGCTGAAGGTGTTAACGCTGGCTACCAAGCAACTGGCGGTAACTATGACGTATTCCCAATGTTGGTTATTGGTGATGGTTCATTTACTACTATTGGTTTCCAAACTGACGGTAAATCAGTTAAGTTTAAAATTAACCACATGAAACCTGCTCAAACTGTACGCCCAGAAGATCCCTATGGTGAGACTGGCTTCTACAGCATCAAGTGGTACTACGGTACTATGGTTCTCCGTCCAGAGCGTTTGGCGGTAATCAAAACTATTGCTGAAGTTTAAGCAATAAACTAGCCCCTTACTTCGGTAAGGGGTTTTATTTTTAATACACATACTAGTGGTATCACCCACTATCAAAAAAGGTAACTAGCATGACTGATGATACAAACGATATTGAAATGACTGAAGAAGAACAACAAGCAGCGTATGCGCTTGATGCTTTAAAAGCTAAAGCTGATCTTTTAGGTGTTAAGTACACTAAAAATATTGGTGCAGAAAAACTGCGTATTCGAATTGAAAATCATTTAGCTAAACAAAATGAAGACGATGAGATTGAGGCTGAAATTGTTCAAGAAGAATTAAGCCATAAGCAAGTAATTGCTCAACGCAAAAAAGACGCATCTAAGTTGCTTCGTATTCGTGTAACTTGCATGAACCCAAACAAAAAGAATTGGCAAGGTGAAATCTTTTCTGTTGGATCTTCTAAAATGGGCACGTTCAAAAAGTTTGTACCATTTAATGCTGATGATGGTTGGCATGTACCTAAGATTATTTACGATGCAATTAAAGAGCGTAAATTTAGTACATTTAAAACTGAGAAAACCAATAAGGGACAACAAGTACGCAAAGCTCATTTAGTTCCTGAGTATAGTGTGGAAGTGCTTCCTGACTTAACTAAAGAAGAACTTGAGTCACTGGCTAAACAACAAGCTATGGCGAAAGGCTAAATTAAAAGGTAAATGATATGTTTGTAGTAGATGCCGTTGACGTTATTACGTTCACAATTACTCGTCCTAAAGAAGCTTCACCAGAAGCAGTCACATCCGGTGTGGCTTCTGTACGTGCTGTTGATCCTGTAGGTGATGTTCAATCTATTGCTTTAAGCTCTGCTGTTGCCCCTACTAGTACTACTGAAGGTTCAATTGCATTTTCAGATATTTTGAATACTAAAGGTGTATACCGTTACGAAGTAATTAATGATGCAGGTGACGTAACTCACGTAATGCACGTTAACGCAGTAGAACGTTCTACAGCATATACATCTACTGTTAAATTTTAAGGTATAACCAATGGCTGACATTGATATAGCTGAAGTTACTTCAGGAACCGTTGCTGGCGATGGTATCTTTGATGAACTGATGAAAGGTGTTACTGCTCATTTAGATGAACAGTACAAAAAGAATCGGATCAAAGGTGCTGACTATGCCAATGTCTACCTTGGATCAATCCAGTATGCAATGCAGCAAGCGATTACGTTTGCATTGCAGAAACAGCAATCCGACAAGCAAGCTGAGCTTTTAGCAGCTCAAACAGCTGAAGTAGTCGATTCAACTGTACGTGCTAATGCAGAGCTAGACAGTACGTTAGCTACTGCCGCTAAGCAACGAGATGGTTTAGATGCTGACATTAACCTTAAAGTGGCCCAGACTGGAGAAGTAGAAGATTCTACAGTTAGAGCCAACACAGAATTAACTGACAAACTGTTAACCTCTGGTAAACAGCGTGACGGTATTGATTCTGACATTACTCTTAAAGCTGCCCAAACAGCTGAAGTTACAGATTCTACGACTAGAGCTAATACTGAACTTACCGATAACTTGCTTACTGCTGATAAGCAACGTGATGCTATTGATTCAGATATTAGTCTCAAAGCAGCACAGAGTGCTGAAGTTACTGACAGTACAAGCAGAGCTAACGTAGAGCTTTCTGACAAGCTTTTGGTTACAGCAATACAAAGAGACTTAACTGCTGAGCAAATTGCTGATACGTCAGCTAGTGCGCTTCTGAAGGCTGCACAGACTAGTGAAGTAACTGACAGCACTGTACGAGCCAATACTGAACTGGCAGACAAGCTAGAATCTACTGAAGCAGATCGTACTTTGACCTTTAAACAGGTTGAGTCAACTACTCAAGATATTGCACTTAAAGCAGCACAAACCAGTGAAGTTAGTGATAGCACTATACGAGCTAACACTGAGCTTACTGACAAACTTGTTAGTACGGCTAAAGAGCGTGATGTACAAGATGCACAGATTGCTAATCTGGCTATTGAGTCACAACTTAAAGGTGCACAGACTGATGAAGTCTTGGATAGCACTACACGTGCTAACACTGAGTTGTCAGACAAACTCTTAACAACTGCAAGTGAACGCACATTGTTGTCTTCACAAACAACTGAAGTTAACGCTTCTGCTGCACTAAAAACAACACAGAAAGACGAAGTGGCTGATGCTACTATTCGTGCTAATACTGAGCTTAATGATAAGCTCATTAGTACTGAGAAAGACCGTCAAGCCATTGATTCAGAGATTGTACTGAAAGGTGCTCAAACCAATGAAATACTAGACAGTACTGATCGTGCAAACGTAGCACTGAATGATGAGCTAGCAACATCAGCTGCACAGCGTGAGAAGATTGCTAAAGACATTGCATTAGCAGACGTACAAGCCTTTGAAGTTATCGACAATACTGAACGTGAACGTTTAGCCTTAGATGCAGAGCTTGAAAAAATTGAAGTTGATAAGACTCGTGTCAAAACTGAAATTGATTTAGCTATGGTTCGTATTGCTGAAGAGACTGCTGCTACTGCTAGAGCAGATGCACGTAACACTAAAGAACTTGAAGTTATGGCTTCACAGATTGTTAAGATTGAAGCTGAAGAAAATCTGTTGGTGGCTAAACTTAGCACTGAAACAGCGCATCAAAGTGTTTACCTCAAACAAGTTGAACTCTACACAGCACAAAAAGATGGCTTTGCTAGAGATGCTGAACAGAAAGCCGCTAAGATCATTGCAGATCTATGGGCAGTAGAGCGTACATCTGGTGGATCAATTGCATTGCCATTAAGTACTAGCGAATACCCAGGAGTCTTCCATGATCTAGTAAGTAAAGCTGGATTATCTGAAGGCGCATAGATGTGGGGATATTTGCTGAAGATACGCTCTATGTAGGATCGGTTAGCGTACAATCGTTATACGATATTGACGAGTACGTTAACACTAGTACTAGAGCTATCATTACAGCTATTAGAACCAATAGTAACATTGCTACAGAACTTCTTAAGGCTAGTTTAGCTAACCCAGCTAGCTCCCTTAAGAAGTTTTATACTGAATACCAACAGTTTGTTGATAGCTACGACAATATTAAAAATACTGGTATTTTCTGGCGAGATAATACATTTAGAGCCTTAGATTACAATAAAGTCACTGACTTAGTTGAATCTTTGTATCCTGTCAGTAGTCCTTTGTACACGTACGTAACTTGGTCAATTAATACTGCAGACCCAACAACAGGTAGATACCGTACAGTTACTCCTTTAGAGTATGCTAATTACACATTAGGTAAAAATAATTACTTAACCTATAAATACAGCGACACAGGCACATCTACTTTTATAGAGAATGGTGTAACCAAAAGCGTTACAAGTGCTGTTGCTTCTGGATCAAAAGTTACAGTTACCTTAACTAGCAGTGCTGGTACAGAAACCAGAACAATTACTGGCTACAATTCAACTACAACGTTTGCTGTATTTATTGCAAACTTTGCTGATGTAGCTAAAGGTACATTTGACCCAGACAAAACAACTGTACTTTACCTGTATGATTTAAACGCTAATACCCTTGGATTAAGCTTTAACCTGCAAATAGACGTAGGTGAGCTTGATACACTAGTCCCCTCGGTTACATTAAAGCGTGACGCTAAATATTTAGATGACCCAGATTACACTAATAAACTAGTGTCACTAGGTATTAACTGGGCTGCTATTGCTGGCATTACTTACAATAACGCTAGTCTTGAAACTATTACACAACAGTACAAACATTTCTTAGACATTTTTGGTTTGTCTTATGACGATGTTAAACAACAGCTTGAAGAAGCTGATGATCAAAATGGGCAAGAAACAACTATTGGTTATGCTACATTTAGAGTATGCCCTAACATTTATTCTTCAGAGCCAGCTGTATACAAGTACATGTATGAGTTTTTTGATTACTTACGTACTAAACACATTGAACGTTTACAAGCAGAAGACGCTTTACTAAACATCACTCGTACTTACACAGATGCAGATATTTGGTCAGATCCTTTAATTGTTTATTACAACTTAGCAGATTCAGGAACTAACAGTATTGGTGCAAGACGTATTACTAAAACCAGTTACACTGGATCAATTGCTCAAGATTACCTTAAAACTATTAATACTACTTGGACTGATCCAACATCAACTGTTGTTGGTTACATGGAATTAACTAAAAAAATTGATGCTAACAACTATGATGTATTACGCATTGAAGGTTTAGAATTTAAAGCAGAATTTCCATTTTATGACAGTGATACCAATACATATCAAGTTAATAACCAAGGCAATGTATTTCAGCTAACGTCAGATACACTATCTGAAGCTTATCGTAATGCTGTAGTACCGTTGCATATACCTACATTAAATTTATTAAACACATTAGAACAAGAGCGATTAACTGTAGTAGGCGCATCATTTGTAGTGTTTTCACAACAAACAGTGTACTTAGAATGGTATGAGTCGGGTCAGTTCTTAGATTTCTTCCAAGCAACAGCAATCATAGTTAGCTTAGGTACAGGCATAGATGTAACTTCAACTTTTTGGGGTAATGTTGGAAATATCGCAGCACAAATATTAGTTAGTTATGGCGTTGTTAGAGCATTAGAATACGTTGCTAAAGAAATAGACAACGAATTCTTACAAGGCATATTAACAGCAGCAATTATCTACATGTATTTCACTTATGGCTTTGGTGATAAAGCCAGTGATGCAATTAAAATTTTAACTACAGTAGATGCTGTGGGTGAAGCTTACTTTAATGTTCAATTTGAAAGTTTACTAGATAATTGGGAATCATTTAGTGAAGAAGCTGAAGCACTACAAGCCTACTTAGAAGAATCTACTCGTGACTTACTCAACGGCGGTTTATCTAACAAAGTGCTACAAGCTATTGAGCTTTACCGTATACGTTATGAGTCTCCTGATCAATTTTATTTTAGAACACTAAACACAAACCCAGGGGTAATTACTCTGGATTACGTTAAAAACTTTGCTAAGAGTTCTTTAGATCATACAAATGTTAAGTCATTTGAAGAGTTAGACGAAAACTTTGTAAGCGGTAGTCTTATTTAATATTTTAGCATTTAGTGCTATATTAATTTTATTATATTTATAGGTGGTTATTATGATTGGTAAGAGTCCTGCTGATATATTGAAGTTAGGTGGAGGTGGCCCTGACACTAATAGTACTGATGTAGGTTGGTGGGGAGAAGGTGGCTATTTAGACATTGGTTCAAAAGCACTTAGCTCGCTGGGTAATATGTATCTTGGCTACAATACTTTAAAACTAGGTAAGCAACAACTAAGTGATTCACGTAAGCAGTTTGGTATGAACTGGGGTGCACAAGCTCAGTTGGCAAACCAAGAACGCAGTGACAAGCTGTATGTAGATTACTTGAACCAAGGTTACAATGCTCAGCAAGCTCAGGCACTGACTAATCAAACAATGGCAACTCAAGCTATACCTTTGACTGTAGAAGGTGCTAAACAAGCTTATATGTCGCCTAGTAACGTTCCAGCACCACAAGCGTATCAAGCACCAGCACCTAGTAGTACTGCTATGAATTATTCAGCACCTAATACTGGTAATACAGCACCTGTAGCTGAAAAATACAAAATGAATTACATCGTAGGTTAAGGGGTAATAACCAATGGCTACTTGGACACAGATTAGAAGCACACCAATTGATTTAGCTGATTATACTCAGACAGCTGGTGCTTTATTCAATAAAGCGATTACATCTGCCCAAGAAGGCATTGAAGCTCGCCGTAATAAATACATTGACGAAAATACCCGTAGTTTTATGCAACAGCTACAAGGGGTAAATACCCTTGAAGACTATGACGCTAGAAAAGGAGAGCTACAAAATCAGTTAGCAGGTTATGGTGGTTTAGTAGACGTAGAAAAAGCACAAGCTGCTTTAAACACTCGTGATGACACTATCTTTGATAACACTAAAACAGCACAAGAACGTACTGACTATGCTGCTACACAAGCGGGTAGACCTAGTTACGAAGCATTGCAACGAGGTGTTGCTGATCTTAAAAGTGAAACTGACATTGATGCTTGGAAAAATGCTATTAACATGGCAGACATCACTGCAGCACAAGAAGCAGACTTAACTACTCGACTAACTGACCGATTACAAAGTGTACGTAATGAGCAGACTTATCAACTTGGTGAAGGTAAACGTAAGTCTACAGACGCATTAAATACTGTTGCTGGTTTAGTACGTGATTCTTCTGGATCAGAATTAAGTGCAATGGACATTCGTAAAATCCCTGAATGGAATTTGATGACTCCACAAGATCAATTGTCTGCACTTGGATTAGTAAGTAATGAAGCTGAAAGACGTTTCCAATCAAGTGATTTAGCACGACAACGTGGTGAAGTTATTGGAGAACGTTTTGTTGATAGTGCTATTGCAAACAATGATGGATTACGTTTATACAATGAAACAGGCGAAATCCCTACACCACAAGTTATAGCCTCACTTGAAGACAGTATTCGTGCACAAGCTAGAGCTGCTAATGTCAATGTAACTCCTGCAATTTTAAAGCAAGGCATTGATAAATATATGGGCGGTGTTAAATCTTCTGCACCTTATTTAGCTCGTCAAGAAGAAAACGCTAGAGCTGCAGGATGGCAAGAAGTAGATGAAAAACTAAACGTTGCTTTGGATAAATTTGATTCAGGAACCGTTGGGTTTAGTGATGATAAAGCACAAGCTAACACGTTTGTTAATACTGCTTTAACTAAAATTCAAGGCGATCCAGAGTTATCTAAAATTACCCCAACGTTAGCAACTAACTTACTGCAAGACATTTTGCGTAGAGCTAGCCAACCTGACGCTTGGACAGATACGTTTGATCAAGATGATGCAAAAACGTTATTGGATAATGCTTTAGATAGAATTAAGAAACGCAGTTCTAAAGAAAACATTAAGAGCAGTTTAATTTCACAAATATTAACAGAAGAAGCTATCAAAGCAGGTATAGAAGAGAAAGATTAAACAAACCCCTGATAACTAGGTAACTGCACCTTAATTATAGAAAAGATTAGCTAAATAAAAGGCACATGTAATGGCTCTAACTTTGGATAAAAATGTGGGCATTAAAAATGTGCCTGATAACAATGCAGATAAACTACTTAATTTAGCTAAGAACAGTTTAGATAAAACTTTTGTTAATGATAACCAGGAAAAACTTCAACAGCATCTAGATAAGATTAATGCTGATTTAGAATCATCTTTAGAAACATACGCTGAAGCTGACAAGTCGTTACGTGAATACGAAGCAGCACAAGAAGATGCGTTTGTATCAAACTTAGAAGCCAATAGTGTAGCGGGTTCAGCACTGAATACTGGTGCTAGCCTATTATCTGGTGGTGTTCGTATTATAGGTGATGTATTTAGTGCACCTGCACGGCTTCAAGCTGCTGGGCTTGAAAGCAAATACGCTAAAGCTTTAGAAGCTGTAGACGTTGAACAAAAAGCTAAAGCTGAATTAGATACAATTAATTTAGAAGTATCAAAACACCAAAAATCTGGTACTTTAATTGATCTAAACCTTCTCGAAAGACAGACCCAACTACAACAAGGCTTAACAGAAGCTACCAAGTACTTAGATGAGCAGTCTGCTATTGGAGTAGATGAATCAGTATTTAATGCAGGTACTGGCCCTACAAACCGTCAGCAAGCTTTAGAAGCTATTAACTATCGTAAAGCAGTTGAACCACTCATTACTATTACTGAGATGGCTCAAGAAAATGCAAGTAAGCTGGTTAACCGTAACAAACAAAATGCTTTACTTGAAGAAGTACGTGTTGATGCAGAACAATCAGCTAAGTCATTCAATGAAGGTAATTACGCAGATGCAGCTATCACAGCATTTACTGGATTTGCTAAAGGCTTAGTAAATAACCCAGGCGCAGCTACTGAACTATTTGCTGAATCTTACCCACAGATGTTGCTGTCTGCTAAATTTGCTACTGGCAGCACAGCAGTACTGTTTGCACGTAATAATGACGATATTACTAAAGAATTTATTGAAGTTAATAAACGCAATCCAACTGAACAAGAAAAAACTGTTATTGGTCAGTCAGCGTTAATTGCTGCTATAGCTGATGCAGCGTCAGACAAAATATTAATGCAAGGTTTACCGGCTATTGCTGGTGCAATAGGTACTACAGCTAAAGCTGTAGGTATCCCATTAGAAATTGTAAGTAAGCCCTTTCAATCCTTGGTTCAACGCTTCCCTAAGACAGCTAAAACTGGTGAAGTTGCAGGGACTACAACCTTCCAACCAGTACAAGAATTCTTTTCTGGTGCTACTACCGAAGCAGCTACTCAATACGGTGTAAAACAAGACGCAGATAAGTTAGATACTCCTGAAATATTTACTCAAGGTATTGTAGAAGCTATTGCTGTTGGCCCTGTACAAGCAGCTAGAGGTGCTAAAGCTTTAACACGTGAAACCGTCAAAGGTATTAACCAAGGGGCTAAAGTTCTTGTAGAACGTGCACAAGAAGATGTAGCCAATACTAGTGAACAAGCCAAAAGCTTTTACAGTGAATTAACTTCACTAGATACTGAACTAACAGACTCTATTGAAGCACTAAAAGAAGATCAGTTAAGCCCTGAAGAATTTCAACAACAACTCAATGACAGAGTTAAAAACATTGCTGAGCGTCAATTAGACGCTGCACTGCAAGCTCTTGAAGATGTTGAAACCAATGAAGACTTAACAGCTAAGCAAAAGCAAACTTACGCTAAAGACATCCGTGCATCACTAGAAAAAGCCAGAAGTCTTCAATTTGAGGATAACTTTGTACAAAAAGTAGGTTTTGTCCCTACTGATGACAATATGGCTATTGCTGTTAATGAAATTATTGACGATACCTTTGGCAACACCGGTGCAATACCTGTCATCAAACGTAGGTACATGTTTGAAGTACTGCTAGACGAATCCAGTGTAATAGACGATGACACTGTTACTCGTATTCTTGGTAGTAAAAACTTTAGTCGTACTGAAAAACGAGCTATTACAGCTAAACAAAAGTTCAATAAACTATTAGAAGAACGAGCCAATAGCACTAACAAAACTTTTGAAGAAGTTCGTCAAGAAATATTCAAAGGAACTGATAGTACTCTAGGTGTAAAAGACTACGAGTTAA